ACTATTAAGACGAGATGTTCTTCTGGAAATTCATTGTGTGGTAGAAGTTGTAATGCCGTATTAAATAATTTATTAGATAAATATCCACCACCACAAGATTGTAAAGTATCTGCTTGGTCAGCTTATGGCACTTGTAGTGAAGAATGTGGTGGAGGAAAGAAAACAAAAACAAGAAGAATATTATACCCACCAAAAAGAGGAGGCGCTGCGTGTCCAAAATTAACACATACAATAGGTTGTAATTTTGACCCATGTATAAATAAAAATTTTACAGAAGCTACAAAACCAGATGTTAAGGGTAAAACAGGAGTTACACACGTTCAAATATCAAAAACTGGATATGTTCAGGTTCAAGAAATCGAGGTATATGATAAAAACGGTAAAATAAATCTAAAAGGGGGAAGTGCGTCACAGTCATCTACTTATTATTGGTGGTTTGCACCAGCTAAGCGAGTTATGGATGGGGATAAGAAAGATTATAATAGATGGTGGAGATCATATAGACAGGGTAATTCAGCACATACATTGGGTGGTCTAAATCAATGGGTAAGAGTTAAATTACCAAAGAAAAAAGATGGTTCCAATTTATGGGATGTAACTAAAGTAGTAGTCTATGGAAGAGCGGATTGTAGTTGGGGAAATTGTGGATTAAAGGGTGCTAAGATACAACTATGGAATATGAATGTGAAACCAGCTAAATTAATAGAAGAACAAATGATGAATGATGATAGAAGACAAGCATATTATTTTGGAGCGAAAGATAGTTATTATTGTAGGAAAGATTCTGGTTGGTGTGAAAGTAAAGTGTTGAAAGTTGGGGATACAAATGCTTTAAAGAAATTTAGTGATAAGTGTAAGAAAGATGGTGGTAAAACAGGTAAAGGGACTTGTTTGGAGGCCAATTTTGAAAAATCAAAAGCATATCCAAAAGGTGGTGATTGTGATTGGTATGGATTTAAATGGCATGGATGGGGTTCAAGACATTGGCCGGTATCAAAATGTGCCGATATTTGTTCGAAAGACCCTAATTGTAATAGATTTACATTCGGTGCTACAAATTTATATGGTGGATGGGGTCTTGGTTGCAGAACTTCAACATCATACAATTCAGGTTATTGTCCAATAACCACCGATCGATATAAATCTAATAATTGGAGATGGTGGGGTTCAAGTAATTTTTGGGGCGGACAAGTATATGATAAAAAGGGTAAAGTTCCAAAGAAAGATATGCAATATATAGGAGATTTCCAAGATTGTGGTGATAATTGGTGGATGAATAAATATGCGTTGAGCAAAAGATGGAGAGCACCATATGGGAATAAATTTACTAAAGACTACGGCAAGAGAACGACTCCAAATAGTAAAATGCGTGGAAGATGGGCAAGAGATTTACCGGTATATAGATGGCGAACGGCATATTGGGGTCCAGGAAATGATGCAAGAGTATGTCAATGGAGATGTAGAAATTATAAATACTTTGGCTTACAATGGTATGGTCAATGTTTCTGTGGGAATTCATTTGGTAGATTTTTCCAACATCATGACAAAGGAAATACAAAGGATGAGGGTAGAAGAAAAGGTGATGTATGGAGAAGACAATCATTTCCAAGAAGAGTTAATTGGTGGTGGTCTTATTATGGTGGTTGTAGAAATCGCGTTTATGCTGGACCAAAGGCAAATCCAAATGTTATTGGTGATAGTAAATTTGGAAGACCAAATCCACAACCTAAAGATGGAACATATGGAAGTAAGTCGTGGACAAAATGTGCGAATGAAGGACAAACGTGTAATCACAGTGGTTTGGTTCGATATGGTAATAAAGATAGATGGGTTTATCGTTCAGGAAGAGATGGGTCAAGATTAAAATGCGATAATGCTACATTTGGAGGAGATCCAGCACCTGGACAAAAGAAAACGTGTGATAAAATGAATAAATGGTAATTATTAATTATATTTTTATATCTATAATTAATATATGAAAATTGGATATGGAGTAATACTACTAATATTATTTATTTTAATACCTTTAGCACATACATTATATATGCAAGAAGGATATGAATTATTGGCAGAGAATGGATATAAGGTATTAGGTACAAATTTAAACGCAAAAGAATGCCAAGAGAAATGTTTAGCTATGAAGAATTGTAAATATGTGAATAGGCCAAGAAGACACAATGGGAAAATATTAAAAGAGGGTAAGAGAGGGCCGTGTTTAATGTCAACAGACTTTGGGCAGAAGGCTGTTGGAAAAAAGGATGATAAATATAAAACATGGAGAAATAAATTATATATAGCCCCCAAACGAAAAAAATATGTAAGAACGTTAGGACATTGTTATCCATTTTATAGATACTGGTGGTGGGGAAGATGGTGGTTATGGCATAGATGGTGTCCTTATAGAAGTAAGAATTCGGCGGAGAAGGCATGTAAGAGGCAAGGATTAGAGTTGTGTGATTTGCATACTTATAAAAACTGGCGAGGTGGAAGACATAATGTATGTAAATCAGGATGGACATCAGATGGAAGAAAGGGATTTTGGGTAGGTCGTTGGGGTGGATGGTGGTGTGGTGGTCATTGGAGAAAGTATTATAATGGATGGAATTATAGGGGAAAGTCAGGAGCACATTGTTGTAGAACCTTTCAAGATGAATAATTAATATATTAATTATAGAATTAATAATATGTATAATTAATATATATTAGATGAAATATAAATATGAAATTTTAGCATTATTAGGATTAATAATATTATTGTTTGTTTATTTCAAATATTTCCATAGTAACAAAGAAAATTACAATAACGCAGATGAGAATTTGAAAATATTAAAAGAATCAAATTATGATGACGCTAAGAAATATATAAAGAGACAAAAAAAACATTTTGGAGCGAGAGGACAATCAACATTAGAGGATGAAGCATATGATGACACAATATTTTTGAAAGTGAGTGAAGACAAAACAGATACAAATTATGAAACTGGCGAACTAAAATTAAAAAAAGATTATTCTTCTTATGATCTACCAAGATCAGAATATCAAAAAGAGGTGGAGAAATGTCAAAGAATAAATAAATTAAAAATGTGCAGTTTATTGGAAGGCGCTAACGAAGATGGATATGGCTGTGGATATTGTTTAGATAGTGATATGATTATCTATGGAAATAAAAGTGGTCCCGCGGATCCGGATAATCCAGGTAAATTTTCACCAGACGTATGTGGAGGGGGTGGTTCAAAAAATACTTGGATTCCACCCGGACCAAATGTAGCTTTTGAATGCCAAAAAGCTAAGGACAGAGCATATTGTAATAAAATGAAAGATTGTGGCGATTCAAGTGTTAGTGATAGATGTGCTTGGTGTCCTGTAAAGGGAAAGGGTATGGCGAAAGTTTGGAAGGATGGTGGTTGGCATCCAAAATATGATGATGATAAATGCGAATGGCCATATAAAGGGATTAAAACAAGAGTTAAATGGTTTGGATTTGGAAATAAAAGACAAGCGGAAAAAACTTTGAGTGTAGGACAAGGTGATTGTGATACAGACGCCGATTGTTTACCGGGGTTAAAATGTGGTCAAGACCCACATAGAACACAAAATACTATAGGATTAAAAGGTTCATATGATAAAATAGGAAATAAACAAGATTATTGTTATGACCCTGAATTTGCTGGAATGAATGGACCTTTAGTGCCAGTTGGAGAATGTGAGAAGTTTGGACAGAAATTTCCTTGTATGGGACCAACAATGAATACGGGACCTCATAGTGATGCGTGTATGAAAGATTTGTGGAGAAAATCAGGATGTACAGGGGACGTTCAAAAAAGATTGAGCGAACAGGGTAGTTGGGGTAGTAATCTATTAAAATTGTGGAATAAAACAAGTTATACTAATGTATTAAATTCAATGTATGGGATTTTAGACAAGAGTGAATCAAAAAATTATGAAGAAGCAAAAAGAAATACAAAAGTCTGCTATGGAAAAGACGTTGATGCTTGTGAAGATAGATTTGTTGATGAAGCAAGTAAAAAGGAGCGCCCAAGAGATTGTTTAGTGAATTTATATGAACAGGCTGGTTGTCTACCAAAGGGTCGCTTACATCCTGATAATATTAAAAAATCAGTTAGTCAAGACGCAAGAAAGAATTACGGATTAACAAAAGATTGGGTAACAGGAACATTTTATAAATGGTCTCCAAATGAATATAAAAATAAGATAAGAGACGTTAAACAAAAAGCCGATAAATTAACGACAGCTTCAAATGTTGATACATATGATGAAGGTATAAAATTATATGAGAATTGCTACGGTAAGCCACCAAGTGAATCTACTATACCTATGAAGAAGCCATGTTGGAAAGATTTTGTAGAAATAATGAAGAGGTCACACACAAAGGTAACTATATCGAGTGATGAGCAAAAACTTGTATACACGCGTGATAATTTGGGTGTTGATAATTCTTTTATGTTAGATACTAATTTAAACAGAACAAGACTTGCTGGTGCTAATAAAGTAGGACATGATTGGGGAGGAGGTAAGGTAATAACAAAAGCAAATTATGAAAAACCATATTTTCCATTTTGGAGATTTGTGAAAAATAGCAGAGATATTTATCAAGGAGGAGGCGATAAAAATTGGAAAAGCAAATGGCCGGAATTTAAAAAACGTATGCTAACAATAAATGGTGTTAGTGACCTTGGAGATGAATCTTTATTGTGTGCACCATTTATGGGCGTTGGAAGAACATTAAGAAATTATGGATTAGCTAAGAAAACATCATTGGCACATATGCCTGTGAATGGTAAATGTAGTTCTTGTAGTTTAGTGCCCGCCGGACAATGCCAGGAAGGATGTCCGCCAAGTTCAGCACCTAATGGTGGTCGCAACGCATGCGCAACAATTGGTGGAATACGCAATAAAGGTAAGAAGCCATCATCTTGTATAGTTCCAAATGGAAATGTCATAACAAAGAAAATGTGGATGAGGGATGATTTTCCTTATTGGGAATTTATGAGAATACTACAAAGATACGAAAAAAATTAATATGTAATAATTACGAATTAAAATTAATTACTTATATTAAATTAATTTTAATGGGACAATCGCATTCTTTTAAGAAAGTAAATTTTGAAGATATACAACAAATGATATCAAAAAATAATGATTATTTGCTTATAAATACCTTAAAAATGGATGAACAGGGATGTTTAATAAAAGGAACTATTTCTCCAGAGAAAGAGATAGCGGTAATAAATAAAAATTTAAACAATACTAATTTAAAAATTATAATATATGGAAAGAATTCAGATGATCAAACAATATATAATAAATATGAACAGTTGAATAAATTAGGGTTTTATAATATATATTTATATACAGGTGGATTGTTTGAATGGTTATTATTGCAAGATATATATGGTAAGGATGAATTTCAAACGAGTTCATTTGAATTAGACCATTTAAAATATAAATCACAATCTACTTTTAATTACTTATTAATGAATGGTGATATTGATTAGCAACCGAAAGTATTGCCATTTGCTTTTAATAAATCATATATTTTATCCATTTGAACAATAGGTTCTACTATATTATGTAAATGTGCTTTTATAGCCATAAACCATTCTTCTGGTATATTTTCTTTGTACTCTTTTTCTCCATTTAATAATAAACAATATTTTTCGTTTTGTAACCAGTTTTCATGATTATTATGGCAAATTTTTAAATAGTCAAGTGTTAATGTTTCACCTGGTCTATTTCTTTTTAAAACTCTTTTTAAAGATGTTTCTGGTTCTGTTTTAATATATATGGAAGAATTAATTTTTAAATTCATAGAAAGTTCATCAAACCATTTTAAATATATTTGATGGGAGATTTCATCTAATGTATTATTATCATGTAACATTTTGGCAAAAACATTTCTATCTGTTAGTATGCTTCTTTCTGTAATAATAATACAATTTCTATGTCTCGTGACGGCTTTTCTTAATTGAGTTATTCTTGTAATATAAGCCATCATTTGAAATTGAAACGCATATTTTTTTTGGTCTTGATAATAACATTTTATAATATTATCGCCTTGTTTATTTTTAATGGTTTCCCATATATCAACAGGTTCTTCCAAATAAACAATAGGTATATCAGAAATTGTTTTTAATTTTTGTTTTAAATGTTTGATAAGTGTGGATTTACCACTACCAATGTTACCCTCAACAGAAAATATTATAGACATGATTATAAATTAATAAAACGTGTTATTTTTAATCAATTTTAAAATTGAATTAAAATATTTATTAGAATATAATCAATAAACATCATGGATCTGTCACAAACAAAACTTACAAAAAGCGAATGGGATTTCTTGGAACTTCCAGTAAATAAAAAAGAAAAAGCAATTTTACAATTGCTATTCAATAGTAGAAAGGATATTAATGTATCGTTCAATAACTCTAATAGTTTATTGAAATATATGAAGATAAGTGGTGATAATATGGAGCCTTTTCATTATTATGTTTATGTCACATATTTTCAAGGAGATATAAATAAAATAAACAAGAGTTATAATGAAGTTTTTAAGGTAGAGAGACAAAAGAAAGCTAAATTAAAAAAAATAGATGAAATGAGGATGAAAAATCTTAATAAAAAGATATTAACATTGAAAAAAGAACTATATGAATTTATCATTATAAAAAACATAAAATTATTCTTTGAAAATAACTATTCTTGCGAGTATTACTATACACTGACACAATTATTGAAAAATAATATAAATAAGTTGAACATATATGTTTTGAAATATGTGAATATGTTGTTAGAAAAATACAAGGACAAAATTAAATACGACAAATTGATAAAGAACGCATACGCATATATAGAAAGAAATGATACGATGTTGAAATATTGTGATGTAAAATTATATGAACATCAAAAGAAGATACTGAACACAATAAATAACGAAAATAATTTTATGATATTATATCAGGCACCAACAGGAACAGGAAAGACATTAACACCATTGGGTATTAAAAAACGTATCATATTTGTATGTGCTGCAAAGCATATAGGTTTACAATTGGCGAAGTCTTGTATATCGACAGAAATTCCTATAGCAATAGCATTTGGTTGTAGAGATACATCTGATATTAGATTACACTATTTCGCAGCGAAAGATATAGTAAGGAATAGAAAAACAGGAGGTATATTTCGCGTAGATAATTCAGTTGGAGATAAAGTGGAGGTTATGATATCAGATGTTCAGTCTTATTTATATGCTATGCGTTATATGTTGGCGTTTAATGAACCAAGTGATTTGTTATGGTATTGGGACGAACCAACGATTACATTGGATTATGAAAATCATGAATTTCATAACATATTGCAAAAAAATTGGAAAGAGAATGAGATACCAAATATTGTATTATCCTCAGCAACATTACCAGATGATAAGGAATTACATCCTATGATAATGAGTTACCAGAGGAAATTTGAAAATGGTACTAAAATAAATGTAGTTAGTTATGAATGTCAAAAAACAATACCAATTTTGAAAACGAATGCGGAAACAATGATGCCTCATTTTGAATTTGACAATTGTAAAGATTTGAAACGATGTGTAAAATATTTAGACACGAATAAAACAATGTTAAGACATTTTGATGTAAATGAGATTTCAAGGTTCATTATTAAAATGCATAAAAAAGAATTGGTGAAAGACGCATATAAAATGAATAATTATTTCGAGGATATATCAGAGATTAATATTATGTCACTGAAATTATACTATTTGAAGTTATTATCAAAGATGAAAGAACAGGATTTACAGAAGATAAGGAAACATTTACAAGTTGAAAAAGAACATAACTCTGTAATTAAAATAACAACCAATGATGCGCATACGTTAACAGATGGACCTACTATATTTATTACAAATGATGTAAAAAAAATAGCAAAATTTTATTTGAAAGTTAGTAATATACCAGAAAATGAATTGATAGATTTGATGAGTATTATTGTTAGCAATGATAATATAATGAAAGAAATAGAGACTTTAACCATCGAAGAAGATCAAAGATTGGCAAAATTAGATGAGAAAAAGCTGGATAAAGAAGTGAAGGAAAATACGAGGGAAAAACAAAATCAGGAGGAGTATATAGAAAAAATAAGATTATTGAAATCGAAATTACTCGAAGTTCAGTTGAAGAAAAAATATATACCAAACACTGAAGAGCATTTCAAGATATGGTGTGAAGGTGCAAAAAATAAAGGATTTGTTTCGGAACTTGATGATGAGGTTGTTCAAAAAATTATGTTATTAGATATAGATAGAGAATGGAAAATATTATTAATGATGGGTATTGGTGTATTTACAACACACGATAACTTAAAATATGTAGATATAATGAAAAAAATGGCAGAACAACAAAAGTTATATTTGATTATAGCAAGTTCTGATTATATTTATGGAACAAATTATCAGTTTTGTCACGGGTATTTAAGTAAAGACCTAAAAAATATGACACAAGAAAAAATGATACAAGCATTTGGACGCGTTGGGCGTCAGGATAAACAAAAGAATTATAGTGTTAGATTAAGAGATGACAAACTTATTGAAAAGATATTGTTCAAGGAAGAAGATAAGATGGAAGTTAAAAATATGAATAAATTATTCGGTTGTTAATTATACAGAGCTTCTATATCTCCTTCTTCATAAGTAATTTCATTATTTTTTAGTGGTGTGTTAATATTTATTTCTTTTATTTCTATTGGTTTTACACAAAAACAGGCGTAAATTATTGATAATATTATAACACCGTCAATAATGTAAAGAAAGGGAAGATCCATTTATAATAATATTGTTTTTATATTAATGTATTAATTTAAATAATTAATATATATATATGAATTGTGTAATTTCAGTATATTTGGCTTATGGTATGGCTGTTTATTGCCTTGCCTGTATTTATTATTTGATAATGACGCGTAATATTGGAACACCTTTTAAGGATTCTTTGACAGAAAAACAAAAAAGAATTAAAAAAGAATCAGCTAAAATAAGAAGAGCTACATTTTTACAAGGTTTGGCGGCAGCTGCTTTATTGATGGGATTAACTCAACCATTCAGTAAATGCTTTAAAGGTCGCCTTCCATAACTATAATATTACATTTCCATATTGGTTTTAATCTATTGTTTATTCCTGGTTTGAATAAGTTATTATTTTTTTCACACCAAATAAAATCCTTAAGTAGTTTTAGATTTTTAAAAATTTTTATGGAATACTTGTTATTATCGGTTATAAATTCTTCTTCGCAATTATTATGAAATTTTAGATTATAATATGAGTCGAAGTGTGGATTATAGTGATAATTCCAATAATCCGTAAGAAATAATAATTGATTTCTTGAACTCTCGTACTTTCTTTCTAATGGCGTTGCATCATCATCATCATCAGATGTTCCAATATCAAAATCTTTGTTTAACCATTTAATTCTCCATAGTTTTGTTTTGGCCATAAATTCTTTTAAAAGTAGATTATGATTACTTGTTTTTTTTAACAAAATATCAATATCACTGAAATTTAACTGAACATTATTTAATAATGTAATCTCTTGAGAATTTAATATATAACTAAATATTTTTTGAATTAGACAGTTAGGTATAGTAAGCATTGTTTTAATTGAAATAAAAAATTATATTTATTTCAATTTTATTTATTCTTCATTAGCAATTGTATATCCGTAATTATAAGATCCTCGTTTAGGTTTCAATCCACACGTTTCATATCTTTCTACCCATTCGCATTCTATGGTGCCTTTACCCTGATATTTTTGATATTTTGGTTTAGTAGCTTTAATACCGAATGTTCTCATCATCTCAGTTGATGGTGTATTTTTCCCATTTTCGAAATCTTTCTTGTTTTGACGTCTTGCGTCTTTTCTTTTTCTCCAATAAGATTTATATGGCTTTCTATTCTTTGGTATTCCATTAATATTAGCCGTTCCTAATAAAACGGGTTTTTCGAATCGAAGACTCTCTTTATATATTTTAGTATGTCTCGTAGCAGGAGTTCCTGTGGAACGACCACTGGAGCATACTGGATTGGCGTTACCGACTGTTCTTGTAGTATCTTCTTCACTCATATTTTAATTATATATATAATAAACCTATCAAATCAATTTTATATTAATAAATTTTCCCTTGATATTAATCTTCCCTTGAGTTTTGTTCATGGAAGATATCATCAATATAATCTTTAGGTACCCAAATATCAGGTATTTTTTTTTTGATTTCTGGTGTCCATTTTTCATTTTCACAATCAAATTGGTGTTTATTAAGTTTACTTCCATCTAAATCACTTGGAACAACTTCACGTTTATATATATAATCTGGAGGAGGTCTTTTAAAAGACATTTTTCTTACTTGTGGCAATCGATAACCGAATAATCTAATTATCATATATTATTCTTTCTTATTTTTTTTTTGAATTGTTTTTTTATATATTTCATAATATCTTTTGCATTCGTCAGGATGTTTTCTTTTTTCTCTTTCTTGAACAAGACACCATTGCCATGCTAAAAAAGATTTGCTTTCGTCACTTAAATGCAATGCTTTTAACATTTATACGTAAGTATATAATATATTTTTTAAATGAATATATTATATGGATTATATGGAATTAAATCCCGTATTTAAATATTTAAAAAAAGATGTAATGACAAGGAGAACATATCAAATGAATATAGATTTCTTTGGTCAAATTCAAACAACAAGAGTAAAAGAGCCCATAAGAATGTATTTAAATTTTAACGGTGAAGAGGAACAAACTGATATAAAATTTTATCATTTAAACGGTTTAATAGAAACGAGTCGCCAATGATATATTAAAGTCCCTTCATAAGAATCTCTTCTATCATCTAAATCACCTAAAGGAGTAACTTTTACCAAAGAGTATCCATCCTCTATCATTTTCTTGCAATATTCTTCGTGTTTCTTTGCGCTATCACCACATTCACCAAGTTCGCTAAAATAATAAAATTTTACGATTTCTTTTTCTTTTTTTGTATTATCTGTCATTTATAATTCATCATATTTTAAATAATTGTCTGGAACGGGTTTATCTTTAATTCTTTTTATATGTGGTGTGTAAAGTTGTGACCATAATAATGTATATAATCCCACATAATAACCTACTACACCAGCAGCAAAAATACTGAGCATTATATATATTATAAAGTTAATTAAATAGATAACGATTGAATTAACAATGTGTTGGTTTTGTGGTGAGTATTTAATACCAAGAATAGGCATAACATTAATAGGAATATTTACAATTATATTATGTTTTTTGGCGTGTTTTCCTGTTACAATACAAGATTATTGTAAAAGAATAAGAGGATGTATTAATTCTTGTTTTTATAAAAAAGCAACTATAGTGCCTATACCAATAGCATTAGAGGCACCGTATTATAATCGCACTGAGACAACAGCGGTTGAAATACCGACCGCTGAGGTTATTGTTATGTTGTAGCGATATTACTTTAAATATATGAATAAACGAAAAAATACACTAATACAGACACACAAACATCAATTGTGTAATGTTGTCTTGCTATAATAAGAAGAAATGGTCCAAAAACTTTTATGAAATGACTATTTAACATATTTCCAATAGATATGAAAAACAATGTGTGACCACTAAACATTAAATCGTGTGTAGAAAGAAACAATTTTGTATATATATATTCTACGGTATGATTTGGCTCGGGCATACACGTAGGCATAATTGTTAAAAACACACTAAAAGATCTTATTATTGTGCATAAGCCAAGACATAATAAATTCTTTTCGATATTAACGAGAGAATTATAATTAAATAAAGCAATTGAGAAACATATAAAAAGAAAGTAATCTGGAATAAAAAGAGGAATTTTTGGAAAATTATTATGAATAATATCGGGTAAAGGTGTATACGGATTTTTTAATAATAATTCAGCTTTTTTACGTATTCGCATTGCTGCTATTATATTAAGACAAAACCCAATAACAAGTGGTAATATATAAATATACATTAAAGTAATAAAACTTATATATTTAATTACTTTATTTAAGTGTTTAAAGTCCTCCACGCAAACGGAGGACCAAATGAAGAGTTGCTTCTTTCTGGATATTGTAATCGGAAAGAGTTCGTCCATCTTCCAATTGTTTGCCGGCGAAGATTAGCCTTTGTTGATCCGGGGGGATACCTTCCTTATCCTGGATCTTTTGTTTTACGTTCTCTATGGTGTCACTTGGCTCTACGTCCAAGGTGATGGTTTTGCCTGTAAGCGTCTTTACGAAAATCTGCATAATATAAACATATTTGTAGGATATTATTTAAATCATTTTGTTAAATAATATTTTTAAAGATTATAGAGTGTCACGCCTATAAGACCCATAATAGAGTAAAATATTAGTCTTTGTTTACCTTTTATTTTTTTATAATTATTAACATAGTAATCACTTAATCCAAAAGCGGATATATAACATAATATTTCAGAAATTAAATGTAGAGTGGTGGAAAACATATATAAATTATGAAGAATATAATATGAATGTTCCGGCAATAATGGTGGCAATACCAAGAATAGCTTGTGTGGTTATTTTTTCTTTCAAAAATATGATTCCAAAAACGGCGTTCATTACAAGAAGAGCCCCTTCAACTATGGGTGCGATATAAGAAACATCATATCTACTTAGTAAATAATAATTAGCTTTAATAGCAGCAAGAGCAACAAGTGAAACAATTAAACCCCATTTTATAGCATCTTGTAGATAAACAGGGTCATTAAATTTATTTTTCTTTGACGTTTGAATATTATATATTAATAAAGGTAGTGCTATTATACCAGTTATGATGTATCTAATATATGAGAAGTTACTATGTCCAATTTTTTTAACAGATATTTTTTCAAGAACCGGTTTAATACCCCATCCAACCGAATTAATTAATATGGCTAAACTATCTAACATTATCATATATAATTATATAATATTAATTATATTTGATTAACGGCGACGTCTTCTTCTTCTCTTTTTCTTTGTACTTTTTCTTCTTTTTCTACGTTTTTTCTTTGTACTTTTTCTTTTAGATTTTCTACGCGATTTTCTTCTACGTCTTTTGTGGCTTCTTCCTGGCCATCTTTTGCCACCAATTGAAATACGTCCTGTCTCACCCAACTCCGGGAACTTACAATCAGTATATTTTTTCATAGCTTCATTCTTTGACATACCAGAATCTATGTTTTTTTCATATTGTGCATCACACACGCGATCTTTTTGTACTCGTCCCTGTGACATTTCATGTGCTTTTTTTTCCAATAATTCTAATTCTCTATCGCCCTTTTCTTGTACGGATGTCACCGACTTTTGTTTTTTTTTCCACCACGACATATAATATTTAATTAGATTTAAATATTATCCTAAAATGAATAGAATAAAAATATGATAAATAACTTAGTTGGAGTATGCAAGACCACCCATACCACTCATGACACGAAGGACATTGTAGTTGGTAGCATAAACGCGGACCTTGGCGGTTGCGGCACTACCGATGGCAGCGGCGGAAACAACCAATTGAAGAGTTGCGTTATCGATTCTACTGAAGTTACAGGTTCCAGATGGCTGGTGTTCTTCAGGGCGAAGAGCGAACGAATAAACGTTGATACCAGTATCAGGGGAACGAGTGTGGTGTTGGTATGGTTGAACCAAATCGAAGTAAGTACCTTCACGCTCACTGAATCGGTCTTGACCGTTCAATTGAAGTTTGGCAGTTACAACTGGATTTTCACCCCAACAGTGCATTTTCAAGGAAGTTTCAGCAAGAACGAATGCTCCAGCATCAGATACACCGTTGTTTGGACCGGCAGAACCCAAGTTACCCGAAAGTTCTCCTACTTGAGCAGCATTCAAGTCACTGTTGGCATTAGGGTCGTTGAAAAGACCGTGTGCGTTGATAACAGAGGTGTTACCTGCTGTTCCAGCGGATCCGGCCAATTGTTGGCTGGAACTGAATGCGCGGATACTGTTTGGAAGAGCATCAATGGCATCAGTGTAGTTAAATGGCTGAGCACCCAAAGCCATGTTAAGAACTTTAGTTTCGACGAAACTATCACAATAACTTACGTTATCGTCAGGTTGTACAACCCAAATCAATTCTTTACATGGGTGATTGAAGTTCAATTTGATTTTGTTGGATGAGGAACCGATGGATTCATCACCAGTGAATTGAAGCTGTTCAATCAAGTATTCGTGTGGGTTTTGTGCCATACGTCTACGTTCATCGGTATCCAAAAAGATGTAATCAACGTAAAGGGAAGCAGCTACCAAAGATTTGGAGTAAGCAGCAGTTGCTTTTACGTTTTTGCCTGGAGCAGCAGATTCACCAACTTGGGTGACAGCGAACAAGCATTCATCCATAGGACGGATTTCGATGTTAATTTTAACTTCGTGGTATTGCAAAGCAATCAATGGCAAAGCAAGACCAGGGTTACGGCAGAACCAGAATTGAAGAGGGACGTAAAGAGTCGTTTCTGGAAGTGCGTTTCTTGGAGCACATACTGCTTCAGGAACAGCTGCGGCACCACAAGCAGTTGCTACATCAGCAAAAGTTGGGTCAGTCAAGAAAGTAAGTTGTGTGGTGTTACCGATCATTTTGTTGTAACCATCTTCTTGTTCAGAAGTAAGGGTCAATTGGTTCCAGATGTGCATGAAGTCACCATATTGACGGTCGATTCTTTGACCACCAATTTCTACTTCAACCATGCTAACCAATTGTTCTCCTGGGCAATCCAACCATCTGGCATAAACATTACCGGATGCGTTATCATCTTGGTTGATTTCAGGAAGAGTAACTTGTAAGTATGTTCTGTATGCCAAGTCACCATTTCTGGAAACAGTGCATTGAACACGACGACCGAAGTCGGCTTGTCCATTGAAAGTTTGTTCAATAGATTCCATTGCGAAGTTAGTGTGTCTTCTGTAGGTAACTTTCCAGAAAGTGATCTGAGGATTACCGGTCAAATAGACGTCTTGTGCGCCGTAAGCTACGAGTTGCATTAAGCCACCACCCATTTTATACTATTGCTAAAGAAAAAAAAATAATTGAAATTTAATTAATTAATTAATTAATTAATTAAAAATAAAACACATAGTCAGATGGATGATAAATCGAAGTTTTCCTGCATAAATCGTGCTAAATAATCATCTAAATAAACTTCTTTCTTACCTTCATGATTTTTTTTAAATACATATAATTCACTTTTTTTACTAACACTCCATCCCTTTTCTAAAGCATTATAAATAAATGTCATTTTTCTAAATTTTAATTTATCAATAGTTATATTATTATTGGGACTATCAACTTGTATATCACTCATTTATTTTAAATTAGAAAATTAATAATTAAAAATAACATAAACATATTTATATTAATGCCTAATTTTAAACCAAAGGCGAGCAAAAAAATATGTATAAACAAAAAATCAATTGTCACTTTGGATAGCAAACATAATGAGAAACTAAAAGAATTTTTAGATGTTAGTAATAATATCTTACCATCATTAAAAAAAGAGAAAAAAAAGTTAAAAAAACAATTGTTAAAAACAAAAGATATTGGAGATAAATTAGAATTAGAGGATAAAATAAAAGAAATCAAGAAAAAAATGAAGAGATTAAAAAAAGAGAAAAAGGACTATTTTTTGTTAAATAGTGATTATATTTTTGAATATTTTGAGAAGAAAAAGAATATTTCACAAGGAAAATCAAAAAAAACAATAGTATTAAATAATTTTTTTAATAAAAAAAGTGAAAAAAATACTGAAGAAGAAAACAAAGACACAAATAATATCAATAAATATTTGATAAGTATAGATGAAAGTTTTATAGATATAAACAATTATGTTGTAGATTATGAAAAATGTAATAATTGTGGAGGGGAATTAATTCCAGTAGAAACAGAGGGGTTAATAATATGTAATAAATGTGGTCAACATTTACAATATTTAATAGAACATGAAAAACCGTCTTATAAAGAACCACCTAAAGAAGTTTGTTTTTATGCTTATAAAAGAATAAATCATTTTCGTGAGATATTGGCTCAATTTCAGGCAAAAGAAACAACACAAATACCTACTGAAGTATTGGATAATATAAAATTACAAATAAAGAAAGAAAGAATATCATTAAAACAAATTACAAATAAGAAAGCAAAAGATATCTTAAAGAAGTTGGGCTATAATAAATATTATGAACATATACCGTTTATAAAAGATAAATTAGGAATAAAACCACCTGTAATGAATCCAGAATTAGAAGATACATTATGCAATTTATTTATGGAAATACAAAAACCATATTCGAATCATTGTCCAGATGATAGAGTTAATTTTTTGAATTACTATTATGTATTATATAAAATGTGCGAATTACTTGGTGAAAATGTATTTTTACCATATTTTCCAATGTTAAAAGATCCAGTGAAAAGAATAGAACAAGATGAAATATGGAAGAAAATATGTAAAGAATTAAATTGGGAATTTATTCCAACTATATAGAATCTAATTGTGCTCTTCTATGGATAGGATGTATTTGTTCATCGAGATTGTATCTTAATAAAGATGAAAATCCAGCTGTCGAAAAAACAAAACAATGCCATAAGGAATGATATTTAATATAAACATCATTATACCATTCTCTAACAGCTACACAATACATAATAACCGCTGTTATACCACAAGATATAGTTAAAAAGGACAAACATTTAAACCTGATTAAATATCTCCATATTGTTCTCCATTTTAATACACATACAATAGCACTACAAACGGATAAATACCAAGTTAAAATTAATGCTTGGTCTAATTGGTCCCATAAATAAACAACTAATACAATGTTTTCTACAGCGAAACTGGTTATATAAAATTGAGGTTCTCTAACTCTTAGAGAATATAAAACTGTTGTAAAAATACTTGCGGATGCGGCATAACTATCTAATAAAGCCCAATTACTATAATCACTATCACTTGTGAATACTTTATCGTCAGGCAAGCTATGATGCGAATGATAAAGAAGTGAAAATGTCACAGCATATAAAAATTTTATAAACATATAAATTGAAGCCATGTCTTTCCTTCTTTTCCAACTCCATAAAAACACGCCCATGGGGAATAAAGCAGCACTATGCGTAGTTAATAACCAATGATCCATTAGATAATATAAGTTTAAACCTTTATATAATCTATTTAAATGAATAGCAAATTAAATATATACATATGGCGGCGATTTGGTTTATATTTATAAATTTAATTTTAACATACATAAGTTATCCATTAACGGACATATATTTAACTTACAATTATGATAAATATTCAACATATGATGATAAAAAAAAGAATTATATAAAAAAAAATTTTATAAAATCATATGTATTATATTATTTATCAATTTCAACAATACCACTATTACCTTTTATATTTCTTAATATCGGCGATTTAAATTTATTAATATGGTATATCGGGACACTGTATACATCAGGCGATACAATAGCATTATTTAAAAACATGAAATTATCAACGACAACGTGGTATCACCATTCCATAACAACATTTTTATCTTTTATAAATTTATTTATTGATTGGAAAACGGCAGGAATATTACCAAAATTAATGGGTCTTTATACAATATTATCGTGCTATTCTTATAATGTAAATAAATGTTTGGCATTGCGATTTTTGGAAGATGAGATTACTCAAAAAAATATGAAAAAAAATGCTTTCATTGTATATTTTTTATCTTGTTTTATTAATTGGTGTATTCATATTATTGTATTTTTAAGTAACATAAAAAATATGAGTATTATAATGGGATGTTATTTTTTATTAGTATTGGTAATAGCATATGACGATATAGTATTATTAAATTGGTTGCAAAATTAAATTCTTTCAAGTTTGCCGAAATTACCACCACCAAGTCCATTTTGCATAACACTTTGTTTTTTTAGTTCTATTCTCTCTTTATCTGTTAATTTAGGTTTTAATATATCAGCCATCATATCTTTATATGATTGCTTTTTCTTTTTCTTTTTCTTTTTCTTTTTTTCGGTATTAACCGACTTAATATTAGTTGGTGTTTGTGTAGATTTTGTTTCCATGTTTTTGTCCATAATTAGTTATATATAATTAATTATAGATTTTTAATTCAATTTTATTATTTTTTTCCCTTGTCGTCAGGCAAAAGTGATTTTAATTTTGGTTGATCCTTATTTTTTGAAGTAACAATATTATCACCTTCGAACAATTCTGCTTTAATATCAGCACTTGTTATGTTTTCTCCAGTTAGTGCGTTTTCAATGGTATTATTTACACCATATAAATTACCTTCTTTATCGATATTTTGCGTTAGTTTATTTTTATTTTCTTTGGCAAGTTTTATGTTTTCTTCAATTGCTTTTCTTTTGGTTTCCAACACACGTTTTTCAAACTCTTGTTTTGCCTTTTCTTCGTTTTTATTTTTCTCACTCATTAGTTGATTTAATTCTTCTTCCATATATTCAACTCTTCCAGTTTTATATGCTTCAGGATCCCATGGCATCCACATTCCTACAGGACCTACATAAACGTTGTGGTGTGGGTCAACCTCTCTAAGCAATTTACATCTTAGTTCTGCTTCACCTTGTGTTGCGTAAACGCCTCTAATTTTTAAACCACGAGTATTAGTTTGAAAAGCATGTGCTTCATCAAATTGTTCTTGCAATCGTTGTTCATTGTTGTCTACAAATGTTTTATATTCATTTCTTAATTTTTCACTATCGAATTCATTTTTTTCACTTTTTAAAAATTCTTCGAAATCAGAAATCATATCATTAAATTCTAAATTATATTTGAAAGCAAGAAAATTTAAGAATTGATGATATTTTTCAATAGATTTAGAGAAATCAAAATATTTTAGGAATTCTTGAAAGAAGAATCTATTTTTGTCTTCTAAAATATTTTCGGGCGAAACAAAAGAAATACAAGCAAATTTTTGCCCTGAAATAGGCTTGTCTTCGTCTAACAAATCAACATATTTAGGATTCTTCTCGCCATTAGGCAAATTCTGTCGCTCAAAAGCCATTGAAGCCATTATAATAATATTTGCTTTTTTAATATTTAAGTTATTTTAAACCTAATTATTTTTTTCTATATTATTAGTATAAATGTCTGGACTTGGTGATATGGTTGATTTTGGCGAATTAGTTCGTCGAGCAGTTAAATATCTCGTTGAAGGTATCATGGTTGCTATCGCGGCATATGCTATCCCTAAAAAATCTTTGAATGTCGATGAAGTTATGTTGATCGCTCTTACGGCAGCAGCAACTTTCTCCATCCTTGATACATATGTGCCATCTATGGCTGTAAGTGCACGTTCTGGTGCTGGTTTTGGTATTGGTGCTAATTTGGTTGGTTTCCCACGATAATCGCATTAAAAAATATTAATTAAATTTAATTATTAATATTTTTGAGAATATAAATAAATCAATTCTTTTTGTCCTAAGCTATCTTGTCTAACCGTATCTTTACTCATACTATAATCAAGTAAGTTAAACCTCTTTTTTAATAGTACAACATCTATATTAGATTTTATAAAATGCCAACTCTTTGGTCTTAATGCGTCTAAATCGTTTACAACTATTTTACCACAATTAGAACCATATGCCTTTAATGCAAAATCAGCACCTTCTGGTGGTGTAGGTTGTCCATCTTCATCTTTTGGTCCATACTTTAAAAATCCAAAATCCTTATGTGTTTTTGCGTATTCAATAATCCTTCGCTTAATATTTTTTTTCTTCCATATCTGGAAACAACATTTAGCAGCCATTTTTGGTTCAAAACAACACGGTGTCATAGGTAAATCTATGTTATATGTTAGGTGAAAATTCAAATTCAACCTGTTTTGTATAGATACTCTTTTAAAAGTTCTTGGAACAATAAAAGCTATAACATCCGCATATTCGGCCGATTTATTAAAGAATTTCACAGCCAAAGAACTTATTTTGCCAAATGGTGGATTACCAATAACAAGATACTTATCACATCCATCTTGGTATAAACCTGACATATCTAATGTTAAGTAATCCATTTGCATTACACCCGGATATTTAGGATCTATGTCAATTCCGCGTCTTTTGTCTACTGGTAATAACTTATAAAAACTACCAGTTCCGGCAGAAGGTTCGACAAACCAATTAAATTCATCAACATTAACTTTTGTTTTTAGTGTATTCCAACATTGTTCGGCAATTTCCATTTTGGTGTAGAACTGGTCCATTAATAATATACTGTACATGTTTATTATTAATTCAATTTTATTTAAACATTTTACTTTCATCAACGCATCTCCATTTTAATAATTCGTTCCACAACCCATCACCTTTATTTGTGCGTAGGGCGTATTCAACCTTCTTATCCATATGACTCAAGATACTATCTGTCGTGATTTTGCCATATTCTTTGATAGTTCCGTGTGCATATCCACCATATTGTGGCAATAAATCGTTGATAACTTTTTTTGGAATTTTGAAATAATAATATTCGCCAAATTCACCAACGGTGTGGTCATAACATAGAAATAGATAACAATCTATATTGTGATGTGGTCTTAATTGAACGAAGTTGAATTTTGTTCCATTTTTACCACCTAAAGAAACTTTAATTTCAATATATTCATTGTTTCTTTCACAATAAGCATCGCCACGACACTCACTTGCCGATATTTTGTTTATATTGAATTTCTTACATATGTGACTTTCTAAAACTGTAGACCATGATTGCGAAGGTAATAGAGATTTACACATTAAACACGAATTTAAGGTATCAGTCTCGTGATTAATATCTTTCTGTATTGATATTGCGTCGGTACGCAATTGTTGAATAAGTGTTTTTTTCGAAAACATGTTTATAATCAATAAATTAATTCTATAAACATGTAAAAAATAATTCAATTTTTCATGGTTAGACATAACAAGGTACTTCATCAACATTAAATACCTTAGCTTTTTTTCCTATTTTTTTTCTTGAACTTAAAAATTTATTAAAAATATTATCTTTTTCTCTATCAAATTCATTTTCAGGCGTATGTTCGTGAACTGTTCTTGCAATCATCTTATATAATTTAAAATCAGGATACCTTTCTTCGCCATCTTTTTTATATAATACATTTCTTCCTTTATCGTCTGTGCACCATCTTGCTATTGTTTTTGCTATTGGGTCATCTTCTTCTTCAACATCTTCAATATCTTCAAAAAAATAGTCAAATAAAGAACACGCTAATCTACATAAATCAAAACTATAATTGGGTTCTAATCTTGGTTTATTTTCATTAAAATATGGTTCTGTATTATATTGTGTGCTCGCATCGCCTTTTTGATGAAAACTATCGCTCATAAATTTCTTTCCACTATGTGAATATATAGATCTTCCGAAATCAATAATTTTATATATTTTACCAAATGTTGGGACACGATATAATTTATTTTTATATCTATAATTCAAATATTTCTTTTCAGTTTCAATATACATGACATTATTAGAATGCAAATCATTATGTGTAAAATTAAACATCTTTTGATATACAATCAAAGATACACATATTTGAAATAAACAAGATTTCCATTCATCAACATCCATTTCATTTTCTTCATCATCCAATAAAGAATCTAATGTATTATCTAATTTTTCAAGACATATAATTTGAACAGGAAAATCATATACTTCTCCTCTAATATAATCATTATCATTGGTTGAACTTGAGTAACCCGACATTTCACTATTACTACAACTTTCCAATGAATCTCCGGAGATATCCGTTTCATCGTCATCACTTTCTTCATCACTTGTATTTGATGAACGCGATGAGCATGCTGATTCAGTATCTTTTCTACTTCTTAAATTACTACTTGCGTCCATATGAACTTCAATATCTTTGAGATTATGTATTTCTAAATTTTTTTCTGTAAGCTCAAATACATCTCCATACATATCATCATTCAATTCATTAACATCCAATTTTATATTATCATCTTTTAAAGACAATTTTTTCCTATGTGTTCTTGATGCGTCAGATAACATTTCTTCATCAATATCTTCGGTTTTGAATAATTTATCTTTATTTTCATGAAAAAAATCAGAATCATATAAATATTCTAAGTCATCTACTATATTAAAAAAATGACTTTTCTGAACTCCAAGAAAAGACCCATAAAAATCTAATGCATTTGGAAATTTATGATGATGTAATGCTGTACTACTTAAGTATGAAAAAAAACTATCTACGTAAGCTGAATTGTTTTCATCTAATACTTTTTTAGATGATATATTGTTATTTAATTTAGGAAGTGTAGTTCTCATTTCATCTGTTACATTATTATATTTACCAACCATATATTTTATAGGGTCTAAGAGAGGGCTAAATTTAAAAAATGATTTTTTAGTTATTTTGTTATTATTATCTAACAAATCTAAAACAAAGGTGTTTTCATTTATCGATTCTTTTAAATCTGTTATTGTATATTTATGATTCAAATTAATGTTATTATACGTTTTATCTGTTAATGAAAAAAATTTTTTATATAATGGTATATAATTTTGAATTTTGTTAAATTTGCATTCTTTTTTTAGTTTACTAAAAAGAACATTATTGTCATTTTTTTTATAAGACACAACAAACATATTTATTATTTATAATTTATTAATTTTTCTTGTTTTTAACCTAAAGTTTTATGTTTAAAATAGTATTTTATTTTGGAATATAATATTAATGAATTTAGAACTTAAGAAATTTGATATGAAAAATATTAAATTTGACCCTAATGCCGCTTCAGGTCCAGTAATTGTATTAATAGGAAGACGTGATACTGGTAAAAGTTTTTTAGTAAGAGATTTATTATATTATCATCAGGATATCCCTATTGGAACCGTAATATCAGGAACAGAATCCGGTAATGGATTTTATGGTAAATTAGTTCCAAAATTATTTATTCATGATGAATACAATTCTGCTATTATCGAAAATATTTTAAAAAGGCAGAAAATGGTTTTAAAGCAAGTTAAAAAAGAACAAGAGGCTTATGGTAGAAGCAATATAGATGCAAGAGCTTTCGTTATATTGGATGATTGTTTATATGATAATGGATGGGCTCGAGAAAAGGTTATGCGATTATTATTTATGAATGGTAGGCATTGGAAAATAATGCTTGTCATTACTATGCAGTATCCTCTTGGTGTTCCTCCAAATCTAAGAACTAATATTGATTATACATTTATTTTACGCGAACCTTATTTGACAAATAGAAAGCGTATTTATGAAAATTATGCTGGTATGTTTTCTACTTTTGAAAGTTTTTGTCAAGTAATGGATCAATGTACTGAGAATTATGAATGTTTAGTTATTTCCAATAACTCTAAGTCAAATAGATTAGAAGACCAAATATTTTGGTATAAAGCTTCAGCACACAATGATTTTAGATTGGGTTCCAAAGAATTTTGGGAATTATCTAAGGATTTGGGTTCTGATGATGAAGAAGAACAATATGATCCTAATGCGTTTAATGGTAAAAAAGGTCCGCGAATTAATGTTAAAAAAGGTGGTGGTTGGTAAATTAATTATATCAATAATTAATATATAATTAATATGAGTTCAGTTAAATCAAAACAATCACGTAAATCACAAAAAGTTAAGTCCAGAGCTTCAAAATCAAGAAAGTCTCAAAAATCTCGTCAGAGTAGAAAACAAAGTAAGAGATTAAAAGAAGAAATAGCTCTATCTAAAGAAATGAGTAAAAGAATATCTAAAAGGCCACCTATCATAGCATCATCACACGGTGTAAGTTTATTAAAAAGAAGTAAAAGAAATCTTTCAAAGGGAAGGCCATTAAAATCAGCAAGAGATTTTTTATTGGCTACCAGTTTATTAACAGCAGCTTTAAGTCCATATGAACCACATCATATGGCACAAAGAAGTAAAATTGCTCCTGATACTCAGGTTCATTTGGATTGGCATAAAGGAATGTTTCCAGAAGGAGAATTAACATCCAAACAACATAAGAATCTTATGAAAAGAAGTAAAAAATCAAAAAGATTATCAACTATAAAAAAAGGTGGTGGTGGAACATTTTCTACAAGATGTAAAGAGTATAAACAATTACAACAAGATGATGAAGATAATTTACCAATAAAAAATATAGAAGACGCAAAGGCAGCAATAAAAGAAATAGTTGAAATATTAGGCTGTAAACAATTAGAAGAAGGTATGATTGAAACGTTTAACAAACCACCATATCTTAAAGATGGCCAACACGATTGGGTTAAAATTAATGAGGATATATGTGAAATGAAATGTGGTTTAAAGCAAAAGGGTGGGAAATGGTCACTGAAATATAAGAGAAGTATAGATTGTAAAAGACCAAAAGGGTTTTCTCAAAAACAATATTGTAAAAGAATTTTAAAGAAAAAGAAGAAGAAACGTACAAAGAAAAACCGAAAAAAAAGAACTAAAAAAAGACGCAAAAAATAATAACATGATAATGTAATAATGCCTTTACCTTATCATGCTGGAAAATCAAAATTGGCGAAAACAATATCAAAAATGGTATATAAGAAAGCAGAAGAAAATCCATCTATAAAAAATTATGCGGAACCTTTTAGTGGAATGGCGCGCGTAGGAATTCAAGTTATGGAGGATGATAAAAATAAAGTATTTAAGAAATATATTTTTAGCGATGTAAATCCAACTATAACTGTATTATTTAAAGCATTAAAGAAAGGTTGGTTACCAAAAACAGGTGCGATTACGCAAAAAAAATGGGAAAGTTATAAGAAAAATAAAAAACCCTCTGCTCAAAAATCATTTGTAGGTTATACATTGGGATTTGGGGGTCAATATTTGGGTGGTTCAAAACCTTGTGCTAATAAACATTCCGTTAAAACGCATAGTGTAACAGATTGGACTGAGATTATGTTGAAAAGAAAAAAGAAATATTTGAAAGGATTGCAACCATATTTTAAAAGTTCAAAGTTCATGTACAAAGAAAAAAGTGTATTTGATTTGGATTATAAAGATACTATTATCTATTGTGACCCTCCTTATGTTGCTACAGCTTTCAGAGCAAAGAAAATATGGGATAAAGAAAAGGAAAAGAAATTATGGGATACTATAAAAAAATGGTTAGAACCTTCCAAAAATAACATAGTCATTTTATCAAATAGTAAAAGAACAAACAAAACGAAAGGTTTGAGGGTGAAAAAAATATACGAGGATGATGTTGAGTATGGTAGTTGGAAAGAAAATTATAAAAAAAGAAAAGAAATGATATTTGAAGTTGTTAATACAAGTGGTAGAAAAACGCGTAAGAAAAAGACACGTAAAAACAAAACACGTAAAAAATAAAAAATAATATATCTACATCTTTGTAAATATATTAAAAAAATATAATTATATATTATTAATGGATGGAGCGATTTCAATATATATTGATAGAAAACGAACTAATAGTAATCCCATAAATATACCCGCAAGAAAACCTTCAGTTTGGGTACCAAACAAGAAAGTAAATACATGTTTCGAATGTGGTGCTGAATTCGGGTATTTAATAAGAAAACATCATTGTCGTAGTTGTGGAAGGATATTCTGCTATGATTGTGCTCGTTGGTTTTGTGATGATAATGAATATATATCAAAACCAACCCCGCCAGAAAAATCGTTCTATGATTTTACACAATATATGGAAGACAAAACAAAAATGCGTGTATGTAAATCTTGTAATGAATCTGTTAATGTGGCAAACTATTTTCAAAAACAAATAGAGATTTTTATTAATTTACCTATAAAAATACATAATTTGGTATATTTAAGAACAGTTAGTAAAAAATGGTGTAAAATTATTAACTATATAATAAGTGTTTATAGAAATATTCAATACAAAATATCTTGCCAGAAAATGTCTAAGATAGAGAAAAAGTTATTATGGAATCACAGGTATGAATTTAAAAACCATTATACATTAATAACCAAATGTATAATTGCTAATAATGATAAACCAAAAAAAGAAATGAATCATTTAATAGAATATTATAAAGATAGTACAAAGAAAATATACAGTTGTCGCGAATTATTATGTAAAAGTGATTGTAAAAAGAGATGCACATCAGAAAATATATTGGAATTAGGATTCAATACAGATTTATCAAAACATAAGTGCGTCGAAAAATATTTAGTGAATATGTTTTCCAAAAAATTGGAAGATAATTTATTAATGCCATGGTTGGTCGAGTTATCAAAGAAAAATCAGGAATTTGGTATGGATTTGGCTTATAAATGTACAGTAGATTTGAATCTATTTTATTCATTTTACTTCGAAACAAAATATTATTTGAATAGTTTTGATAATAATAAAAATTTGAAGGCGATGATGGCTAAGATGGTTACATTAGTTCCTAATGATTGGTTATCAAGTATAAGAAAGACAGATGAATTTATAAAATTTGTTGAATTATTGGTTACAAAGGATAGAAATGAAATGAATCATTTAGTTATTGATTGGTTTCGGCAAAATGGTAGAGTTAAAATGCCATGGAATCCGGAAAGAGAATGCGTTAATATAGATTTAATGGGGCTAAAAAGATTAAATTCATCATCCCAACCATGGGTAGTGCCTTTAATAACAGAAAGTCATATCAGTCACGGCAAAAAAAAGTTATTTATTCTTGTTAAAAAAGAGGATTTAAGGAAAGATAAATTAACAATGTATGTAAGTAAATGGATGAAACGAATATGTGGAAATGATATTATTATCAACACATACAATGTTTTACCATATAGATATAACTATGGTTGGATAGAAATATTAGACAATACAATTACATTATATGATTTAATAGAAGTAAGACAGACTACATTGTTGAATTACATTATGGATTTGAATCCAAACGAAACTATTCATAAGATGCGACAAACATTTATAAAGAGTTGTGTGTCTTCTTGTGTTTTATGTTATATACTTGGTGTTGGAGATAGACATACTGAGAATATATTGATAAATAAGTGGGGGGATTTAATACACATAGATTTTTCTTATTTACTTGGGGAAGACCCAAAACATGTCGATGTAGAAATGAAAATAACAAATGATATGTTGGAGGCATTGGGTGGGAAAAAATCAGAAAATTTTAGAAAGTTTAAAAAAATATGTGAAATTGTCTATAAAAAAATTAGAAAAAGAAGTGGGTTATGGTATTTACTATTATCATATTTATCATTTATAGAGCCGCCAATTCACCCTTATTACAATAATAGTAAAATTATAAAAAATTACGTTATTGATAAATTGATTCCAGGTGAGTTTGACGAAGAGTGTTCATTACAAATAAGTAATATAGTTGAAAATTCATCAAATCCTACTTATATGGAACAGTTGTCTGATTTTAGTCATAAACTTAGTAATAAAGCAAAGGATATGTATAATACTATGTTTACAATGGATTAATATATTTTTATCACAATATATATTAATAATGTCAAGTGTAAGGGAACGATTACGGAATAAACTTAAGAATAGGCAAGAACAAGAGGAAAAAAAAAATGTGAAAGCTGGAAATGATTTTTTAGAAGAAGTTTTTGGACAGACTGATAAATATGGCACTCCCTTGACCTTTGATGAAGCAGTGAGACAGGTAGAAAGAAGGCGTGCCCATAGAAAAGCTGTGGATGATTCACTGAAAGAAGATGACGAATACAGAGCAAATTTGCGAGCAAGTATCAAAGCAATAGAACTGTTGGAGATGGAGAAGAAAGCATCAACAAAGAAAAAGAAGAAAAAGAAGAAAAAGCCGAAAATAGGAGATAGATTAAAAGAGTTCGACGAATATTTTAAAGATTTTAAGGAAATAATTGAAGAATGGAAAACAAAAAAGTCAGATGACGAACTTAAAGAAAAACAAGGTGAAATATTGGATTATATTAGAAGTAATGAATACCTTAAAGAAAAATTAGTAGTTAAAGGTGGTTATGCCACACATTTACACGTTGGGGACAAATATATCACAGATGATATAGATATGGTTTATTTAATAGAAATACAAGAAGATCATAATGAAGTCAGAAAAGAATTAACAAGTTTATTTAAGGGATGGTATGACAGGGATGGTAATGAGTCCACTAAAACACAAGTAATAAGACAAATGAAAGATAATAGTATGGGCGATGAACTCAGCGAAATAAAACCTTTAAAAATTTATCATAAGATAGAAGATAAACAACCTATTTTGGAAATAACATTTGAAAAAATAGATAAAAAGCTCAAAATAGAAAAAATACAAGAATTAAAAGTTTTTAAAATAGATTCGCTATTAAATATATTATTAAAAGTAAGTGAAAATTTTAAAGAAAGATTAATTGCGAGAAAAACACAACAAACTACGGAGAGTATTTATGATAAAAAAATATTTAATTGGTATAATCAAATGCGCGAATTATTAAGAGTATACAACAAACAATATTTCGATGAGTTATATCCAGATGAAAAGAAAGGAGGTAGAAAGAAAAGAACGAGAAAAAAGAAAAGGAAATATAAAAAAAGAAAAAGTAGAAGAAAAAAAGGTAGTGGTGGAGTATGTAGTAGACCTATTAGAGTAACACCAATTAATACATCTTTAAATGTTGTTCCCGGTGTTGTTGTTCATGAGGTGACCGCAAACGCGCCTACGGCTTCTGAATTAAGAATGGCGGTACCATATGATGATGGTGAAAGAGATGTTGGAATGATAAGACTTCGCCAAGGCTTGAATAATAATAACTCTACAAGACCAATCAATCCTTTGCGACTAGTGCTAGAACATAATATGGAAAATAACAGGCGTAATCAAGAGCAAAGACGACAGCAACAACTACAGGAACGCATAAATAGAGCTTGGGAAGGAGGAAAAAGAAAAAAGAAACGCAAAAAGAAAACAAAAAAGAGAAAACGTAGAAAAAGACGCAAAAAAACAAGACGTAGGTAAATTATAATATAAAAAGATTGAACTATTTATATTATAAATGTGCACAATTTTTATTGCGAGTGATCACGCCGGATTTAAAATGAAGAAAGAGATAATAGAAACATTGAATTTAAATAAAGATGAGATAGGGGATATTGTTGATGTGGGTTGTTATTCTATTGATAGTTGCGACTATCCTGAATTCGCATTTCGAGTTGGTAAAAAAGTAACAGAAACACCAAACTCTTTTGGTGTGTTACTATGTGGAACAGGAATAGGAATGTCTATTGCGGCTAATAAAGTAAAAGGAGTAAGATGTGCTTTATGTAATAATTATACGAGTGTGAATATGTCAAGAAGACATAACGACGCTAATGTAATAGCATTGGGGTCAAGAAATACTACGAGTGAAATGATACTACCATTAATATTGGCATTTATAAATACCAAATTCGAAGGAGGGAGGCATCAAAGAAGATTGGATATGATACACGCTATCGAATAATTATTCTTTTTTGGTATTTTTTTTATCACAACTAAATAAACCTTCACAGTCACAAAATTTTCCATTACAATCATCGCTTGGATTTAAGTTTGTTTCGCTCATACTTCTTTTTTTAACAGGTAATTGCTTTATTTTAGTTCGTGCGCTATTCAAAATTTTATCATAAAGTTCTTTGTCAGAATAAAGAGTTGCGGTTTCTATAAGTTTGCTATACATAACAGCTCCTTCAAATCCAATAATATATCCCAAACAAGTATAAACAACCAATTTTATAAATCCCAATGGGAAAGAAACAGGCCATAATGGTCCAAATATCAGCGTAAATACACCTCTAAAAATAATTTCGAAAATAGCACTAAGGAATAATATGATTAGAAATTTAATTCTTGTATAAGCATAATTACTTGTATTTTTTTTTAGATAAATCCAAAATTGTCTTTCTTTTTTTACTGCCATATTAATTAATTCGCCTCCTGCTTTACCTGCTTCTTCTAAGTTAGCTCTATTGTAAGCTTGATAAGTCATAATATAAGATATAAAATGTAATTTTGTTTAAATAGCTTTTATAATTTAATTATGGTAAATTATAAAATTGAATTAAGATAATAACTTACAAATAACGTAACAAGCATGGTAAATATGAAAACAATAAACGCTAACAATTATAATGATTTTAGAATTATTCCCGAAAGAAATAATACTCCGCGACAATTTATATTAAAAAGATATGGTCGTGCGTATAGTATGCACGATAATGGAGAAACACATTATTTGTCTTTATGTCAATCTATGGGTTATATATTTAATGTAGATCCTGGTTATTATAAATTAGATATAATAGATGATTCAATTTGTATACAATTAATTAGTGAGGAGGAATTTAATAGATGCACCTCTTCACCTGAAAATTCTTAAAAATTGCTATTAAAAATTAGGCGCGTCGGTAAAAACTTTTGGTGCTGAGCTTACTTTTGAATTAAATTGTTCACTAACAAATAATCCAGCAACAACACTCAAATAAACAATTAATGTATCTCTAAATAATTCTTTTAAAGGTTTATTTTCTTTTAATATGAATCTCATTTCAATGAATTTTAAAACAAGATACATTATAGATGATATTAGACCAATAATAAAATAATTTGACATATAAATTATTTTATGAGATTTTTTATATTTATTTTACGCAATTAAGATAATGTTTCAATATCTAATTTGATTTCTGGTTCTAATTTCTTTTCTTTTTCTAAATCGTGCACATCTGAAAAATCCAATTTAATTGTGTCACCAGATATTTTTAAAGGACCATCATCGTCATAATCATCGTCTTCTTCTGCTTTTCTTTTTTCATTATTAATTTTACTTACTTCTTCTAATCTTTCTATGGTTTTTGGTGCTTCAATTATAGATTCTTTGTTAGTTCCCATATCCAAAACGCTATCTTTGTCATTAAATGAAATACTTTCTTTTTTATCAGGAATATTAAATTTCATGGTGAATGGTTCAGGTTCTTCTTTTTTGTTGTTAATATTATCTAATTTATCTGTTAATAATTTCAATGAATCGTCAAATTCTTCTTTTTTATCTTTTGTATTTTCTTTGTTATCTTCATCAGGAAGCGCTTCAACTTCAGGTTCACTACTAACATATTTTTCTTTATTTTCTTCATCGCGTTTTTCTTGTCTTTCGGCTATTTCTTGTTCGAGTTTTTCAGCTTCTTTTTTCTCCATATTTTTTTCAATAATTTCTTCGATTACTTCTTCATCAACTGTTTCATCAATATATGCTCTTAATATTTTCTCAACGGGAACACTATCTCTAATAACATTTAAGATACTTTGATTACACAATACTTCGGCTTCTCTCATGTTCTTTTGTTTTTGAAGAGGCATAACATCTTTTTCAAATAAATAAACATTTTGGTATATTTTCCTTGCGTAAGCAATATATACTTTATGTAAGAATTGATCTATTTTTGGTATGTCAATGTCTATTTTTTTTTGTTTTTGACTAACACGAATACTCGTTAGTAATTTTAAATGAGATATATGAACACATGTAATTAAATCATCTAAATAAGAGCATCCGCTTTCTTTTTGTATTCGTGAGGTTTCTTCATTCATTAATGCTTGGTTCCATTTTGGAACTCTTGTTAAAAAATTTTGGAAGGTCATTAAATATTTATCGTCTTCATCGTTAGTTTCACATAATGTTACAGCTTCATCAAATATAGAATTTACTCCTTGCATTATCAAGGGGGTTAAAATATTAACCAATCTTACACAATATTCATTTTTTGCTTCTGACAACATAGAGACATCGTAATCGTCCATTTAAATTGTCAATATATTTTCTAATTTAATCTTTTTCCGCATAGATAGGAAAAATAAAACAATTGTTAGTAAAGTTTTTTCATCTCTAAATTCTTTTCTAATTTTATCGAAATATATTAATAAATTGAATTTTATTTCATTTTCAATATCCATAATTTCTATTAACTTTATAATATCGATAGCAGAATATCCTTTTTCATATAAATTTAATGCTAAAGTATCGCATTTTTGAATTGAGTTATAATTTTCTTTGTTGAATATAATATCTTTTAATTCAAGAGATCTTTTACTAATATAATCATTTTCTTTGATATTAACTTTTCCATATTTGTGTAGATTAATTATTTTATTATTTATTACAGGTGGAGGGATATGTATATTACAAAACCTGGATATAATTGGTTTTAAAACAGAGTCAGTATTTTCTACAATTATAAAAAATCTCGTTGTATGGCTAAATTTTTCAATGCATCTTCTAAGTGCTGATTGTGCGTCTGTTGTTAGATTGCCAGCATTGAATAATATAATACTTTTAAAAATAGAACCATCCTTGTTTTGAATATTAGATTTTGCGAAAAATTTCAATTCATCTCTTATAAATCTTATACCTTTTCCATGTGCGCAATTAACAAACATACAATATTCTTTTATCATAACTTTATCGTAGTTATAAATATTATTGATCAAATAATTCAGGACAAATCTTTTTCCACTTCCAGAAGGCCCGAAGAATATAATATGAGGTATTTTCCTATTTTCAACAAAGTAGTTTATTTTATTTATTATATTTTTATGTATTTGTAAAGACATATGTTAATTATTATTAGATATTCTTCAAATAATAATTATGTTAATTAATTAGCGACGTCTTCTTCTTCTTCTCTTTTTCTTTGTGCTTTTTCTTCTTTTTCTACGTCTTTTCTTTGTGCTTTTTCTTCTTTTAGATTTTCTACGCGATTTTCTTCTACGTCTTTTGTGGCTTCTTCCACCAGTTTCTTCACGGACTATTTGGTCATATTCTGCCTTGTCCATCATTTCAGCTAATTTTTCTTTATTTGTTAATTCTTTCACGGTCCCGTCGGGATTAAAAAAGTCTTCAACTTTTAGAGTTGACATTATAATATATAGTTAGATAATTGCTAAATATTATATTAAACCGCATTGGTTAAAGAATGTGTATAAGGATTATTATCAAATGGTTTTAATAAATCACCACAATGTCTGTTATTATTAGCCATATTTTCTCTCGTATTTTTGTTGGAGTATTTACCTAAAACAGAAAATCCAGAAGAAGATTTTGGCATATTTGGACGCAATACGCTTGGAGCGGATGCCTTATTAGCATAAGTAGTTAAATTCACATTATTGTTCATAATATTATGGTTACCAACATTGTATCTATCAACTTTACTAATTTGTTCTTTATTATAATTTTGATTTGCACCATAAGCACTATTATATGTTGGGTATCCAGCACCAGTGCTTTCTGTTGCGGAAGGATTACCAACAAAAGGACAAGTGGTCGTATCTCTTTGTCCGTAAACAGGTTGATGTGGATTGGTAGTATGACCACCATCAATTGCCCAACCTCCAGGTTTATTACTATGTGTATTTTCAGTTTGTTCTTTAATAGTTGTTTTTGGTCTATCGTTAGGATTCCATACAACATTTTTCTCAGTAACACCAGATTTGGCATTACCAGCACCACGTGCGTTTCCAATAACGTTTTGTTTTCTTGTAGGTCTCAATGCATCTGTAATAGGTGCGGCTAAAGCAGTCAATGTTGCGTGGAAAGCATTACCCATTCTCTCGTTATTACCAGTTAAAGAACGAGCGTTAGCCAAAGAGCTGAAACCACTTTTTCCATAATCACTTCCCGAAGAAGCTTTCCATCCATTTTTAACAGTTGCGTTACTAACGTGTTTGATTGGAGGATCCAATGTAGGACGCATGGTTGGTTGATATTCACCTGGTTGATATGTGGCTTGACCTTCGTTAGCACCACCACCAAAATGTTCTTTAACTTGATTAATTCTATTAACATCTCGTAAAATGTTTTCGGCGCGGGAGGTTTGTTTTTCACCACCAGCACCAGTTGTTGTAAGCCATCTGTCTGCGCTTTGGATATAGAAAGTATCTGGTCTGTTTTTCTCCATAGCACCCATTTTTCCTCTTTCTGAAATACCTTTTGCTCCTAAAACTTGTCCTTTAAATGACATTTTTGGATTATTTTTGGCTCTCAGTTGGTCAACAGTTTTTGGTTGCCATCTATGTCTTGCTTCTAAAGCAGAGTTAAATCCACCAGAACCTTCCTTTTTAAATCCTTGATTTAAACCAGGTCCTACTTGAACAGATTCGAAAGGTTTGGCATTGTGCATTTTACTTGTTACATTATTTCGCATTCTTTCTTGCATATAATCGGTTGTGCTTGGCATACCATTCTGCCATTGCATATCTTTTTGAGGTTTAAACATAGGCGCTTGTGCCTTTTTCTCAATATTTTGACTACCCGCACCAGTATAATTATCTAATACGCCTTCGTATCCTTTAGTTGATTGTGTAATAGAAGAACCAAAAAAAGGTTGCATATTATTGTGTTTAATATCACCAGGTCTAATTCTTTCGCCAGTTAGTGATTCAAATTGATCAGCTTGGTTTTCATTTAGTGTGGAACCAATATTCATGTTAGTTTGTGGCATTT